GCCATGTCTGCGCTCGAACTTGTGCAGAGGGGCTTGCAAGACCCGATTAAGGTCTTTATTAAACAGGAACCTCACAAGATCGCAAAGATAGAGGCTGGGAAGTTGCGCATCATTTCCAATGTTTCGATAGTTGATCAGCTTATTGAGCGTGTTTTATGCTCTAAGCAGAACAAACTAGAGATTCTTAATTGGAAGTCTTGCCCTTCCAAGCCTGGCATGGGACTTAATGACTCGGGTTTGAAGGAATTGTATTTTGAGGTCATGGAAGCACAGAAGAAATCCGACCTAGCAGAGACTGATGTCTCTGGTTGGGATTGGTCTGTCCCTAGTTGGTTACTCCAGCTGGATGTGGACTGTCGGGTGCGACTATATCATAGTCCACCTGATTCTGTGTTGACTAGACTTCTTCTTTTCCGCGGCCACGCTGTAGCTAATAAGGTGTTTGCACTCTCAGATGGAACTCTGTATCAACAGTTAGTACCTGGGGTGCAGGCCTCTGGTTCATATAATACCTCTTCTACTAATTCAAGGATGAGGGTCTTATTAGCTTGGCTGATTGGCTGCGCCTGGGTCATAGCAATGGGCGATGATGATGTTGAGTCGCGGGTAGATGATGCCCGCAACCTATATTCAAACTTAGGTTTTACTGTTAAAGATTATAAGGTTTTAGAGCAAGGCTCTTTTGAGTTTTGCTCTACTAAGTTTGAAGGAAATTGGAGAGGTTATCCTAGCCAATGGTTGCGGACAGTATTCCGCTACTTATCTCATTCTCTTGCCTCCCACTCTGTTAACCCAGAGTTTAGGGGTCAGCTGGTTGGTGATTTGAGGCATCATCCTAATCAGCAAGAGATCCTTTCTTCATGCGACATGGTGGTTGACTCCATGTCAAAACTATAGTATAAATGTCTACTCAAATGACTGTTTCCCGGCGGGGAGGAGCTGTGACTCTCCCCGCTGGATCTATAGGACCTATGATGCAATTGGCTGCTAGGGCCGGCAGATTTGTCGGCCAGCAGATAGTTGCGCGTAGGAGGAGAAATCAGGGCAATACTACTGGTGCAGCGCCTGTGAATGTCGTGGTTCAGAGGCGTCAAGTAACCAGCAGGCCACGTCGGCGTACTCGCGCCAGACCTGCTGGTGCTCGAAGCGTGGCTCCGGTTGCGTATGGAACATCTATGGCCGGTGGAGCTCCCATTTATAGGAATGGGAATGCTCCCGGTGTTTGTGTGGTAACCCACTCGGAAATCATTTCCAGCCCTCGGGCTGGGGCTGATTTCTCATTAGATGCATACGCAATGGTGCCCGTTGAGTTTGCGTGGCTTAAGGGCCTGGCTGCCAATTGGTCTCGTTACCGTTGGCTTTCACTGAGAGCAGATTTTGTAACGGCGTCTGCTACTTCTCAGACAGGTTCAATAGCAATGGGTGCTACATACGATGCATTAGACCAACTACCCAATTCGATAGCGGAGATGAGTGCTTTGGCACATTCTTTCGTTGGGCCAGTTTGGTCTGATCCAGGGCGTGTGGCCCATTCAGTAGTGTTTGACGCCACTAGGTGGTCTAAACAATACTACTCGTATACTCAAGCGGAGTTTCCTGAGGTGGATGCATCAATCTACACTCCGGCATGGTTACAATTCGGCCAGCAAACAGGAAATAGTGTCCCAGGTGGGGACATTATTGGACATATAGTCGTCTCGTATACTATCGAGTTGATTGACCCAATTCCAGCACGTCTTCAGACGACCGGCAACCCTACAGCTAAGCAGTTTAGGAAATCCTATAGGGCGCCGGTCGGACCTGTTAAGCCCACTACTGAGGCGATGTTGTTGGAAGCGTTTAAGTCATTGTTGACACTGCAGGGAAAATCAGGTCCCTCCGAGGTTGTTGAGGAGGAAGACGAGGCTCCTGAGGCTGAGCCGGTGACTCCGGCTAAGGGCAGTGCGTCCATCTAGGTGGACTCACTAGTCGAGGCGCTTGACTATAAAGTAGCGCGGGGCTCTTGCATAGGAGCTCAGTAGTAATAAAATTATGTAGTGCAAAGCCATGTCGAGTACTTACCAGCGTAGGTGTCTCCGCTTTCTTATTTCCGTTCGATCTAGGAAACAAGAAAGCGTAACCAGATATGTGAATTTTGTGCGCGGACTACCAACTTGGGCTAATAGGCCCTCTAGTTGTCAATTCTCTCGCTCCGACTATTTGTGGAGAAGAGATTTGTTGATCGTCTTTGCTTATTATCGCCATTCGCGAGAATTTGAAAGGCTTGATCGGCTAGAAGGTGCTTATAGGCTAATGTTGTTGTCTATGAGTGTGATAGTACCTGTTGGTCCGTGGGACCAAGAGATTTTACCACTTCCACCCCCCCGAGCACAAGTTGGCTCTGGGTTGCGTCCTTGGAAGAGAGGTGAGTATAATCTCTAGTCCCGTCCACGAACCGTGAAGCTTTA